GAGCAGTCCTTGGACTATATCCCGACTGTTATATCAAACCTCGCAACTTGTGGTGGGATGGTTACGCCGGAGAAGATGTCGTGCTCGTGGATGATGTTGATGTTTTTGACAAAGCGTTGGGGGGTAAATTCAAGCATTGGGCTGATTACGCCGCGTTCATTGGAGAGAGTAAAGGAACAAGTTTACGAATCCGACCTAAAAAGGTTATTGTCACGTCTCAATACTCAATCGAACAGATATGGGAAGATGCAGAGACTCGAGACGCACTCGGAAGAAGATTTAGGGTTTATAAGAAAATCCCCGGAGAACCATTAGAGGGTTTTTAGGGTTTTTAGGGTTTTTAGGGTTTTTAAGTTAGGGTTTTTAGGGTTTTTAAGGTTTTTAGGGTTTTTAGGGTTTAATAAAAATATATTAAAAAATATCAATGTGTTTTTTTTTGTTCAGTTTTAACCAACATAATCGTTATCAAGAACGTTAATAGGTAATCCAGTATCTTCGTTTTGAACCCATAAGTAATTCGTAGGGGTGGAACTATTTTGTAACGTAACGGTGGCAACATCGGTTTCTTGATAAGTGTGTGAGGGTAAGAGACTCAAACATCTTGTAGTATACACAGTACGTCCATGACAGATTATTTTAACTGGTGAATAGTTAACTGCGGCAGTAGTTGCGAAAGATTGCGTGTTAGTTCCTAGTTGTCCTTGCGCAACTAGGAGATGGATCATTGTTAATCCACGGATTTGCTGATTTCGTTTAAAATAATCGTAGTCAACGATGGATTGAGGCTTAAATCTAAATTGATATTTATGTTGTCCTCCAGGAGAGAGAAATACACGCTTACGACATACTACTTTCCAACTGGTATTAAAAGCTTTGGATTGTGTTGGTTTGTTTCCCGGAAATAGAGGAGTGACTGTACTGATTCCTTTTTCATCATAGAGACCATTATCCCAGTCGGTATAAGGATCAACATACAATGGTTTTGTTACTTTTGATACGAGAGTATAGATATCGAAGAGAGTATTGGATTCAGTGGCGTTGACATAATCAAATTCTTGGGTGACTGAGTCGATATAGAATTTTTGATTTACTTGATTTGTTAAAGGTTCCACTCCTGTATTTAAAGGATTTGCTGCAAGCAGATTAGTGTACATTTTGGCGACTACGTCTAAGAAATCCTGATCTCCCAAAAATCTACCGAAGGTTGAGATTTGTTGTTGGTTGATATTTCCGGTGGATCCAGGAGCCATTACTCCGGTATGGATTGTTTCATATTTTGAACGATTTGAGATGGCTGTGTAGACTTTTGAAATTAAAGTCTTTTTGTAGATTATTTGAGCTTGTGAAGAGGACCATCCCGTACTATCTCCATGGATTATTGATTTCCCCTTTTTTTGTCTCTTTGATTTTTGATAAGATCTTTGCTTCTTTGTCCTTTTTTTTGTTGATGTTTTGCGAAATGACTTCAACGCCTTTCTGCCTTTGGAAAATGCTGAAAGGCCCTTGTAAGCAGCAGAAGCTGCGGCACTTGCAATTCCACCATATCTGGATTTTTTCCATACAGCCATTTAAAAGATATACAATGACTCAGTTGATTATGTTTTTTTGCTGCGCCACTTAACACATGAGGTCTAGGTATATTATTACCCTAGACCTCATGTGTCAGTGTCAAACTTACACAGCCTGGCGGAGAAATGCGCCACGCACGTGCCTGGCGCATAACTCCGCCAAAAGTATAAAAGCAGAGCGATTCCCCGATATTTCAAACTGAAAATGGAATGGAACCCGGACTCTCCCCTCACTGCGGACCTACCAACTCCAGTCAAGACTCCCATTGGAATGGAAAGACTGAGCAGATCACCCGAAACTCCCGATCTAGGGGGTGGTGTCTCACCTGGAACAACTATCCCGAGACATGGCGTGATTCTTTTGATGCACTTCCCGTGGAATATCTCATTATCGGGCAGGAGACGGCTCCCACAACAGGCACTCGTCATCTTCAGGGATACATTTACTTTCGCAACGCCAGGACTCTCAGTTCGCTTCGTCGGAAATTCCCTGGTGTTCACTTTGTGGGTGCGCGAGGAACAGCCGCCCAGAATAAGGACTACTGCAGTAAAGGGGGAGATGTCTTTGAACGTGGAATACTGCCCGCTTCTGATGAGTCAAGAGGAGACGCGGAGCGTACTCGCTGGGATAATGCGCTTGCGCTGGCTCGTATTGGAGAACTGGAGAGCATCCCCAGTGACATCTTCCTTAGGTAGTTTTTGGTATTAATAAAGATATTATTCGGCTATTAAGAGGATTCAAAAGGACTACATGCCGAAAGTGCCCCATCTTGAAGACGTGTGTGGTGTGTGGATTCATGGACCTTCTGGAAGCGGAAAAACTAGAGCAGTCCTTGGACTATATCCCGACTGTTATATCAAACCTCGCAACTTGTGGTGGGATGGTTACGCCGGAGAAGATGTCGTGCTCGTGGATGATGTTGATGTTTTTGACAAAGCGTTGGG